ATCTGACATTATTTCATTAATTGTTGCCATTATGCTAATTTTTTACCTTCAATAAGATTTTTCAGAAAAGCATTTTTTTCTCCTCCAATTTTTTCTAACCAATTATAATATTCTTTTGGAAAAGAAATAAGTAAATCAGAATCAGAAAAATCTGATTTGTTCTTAATCCTTTTATGTTTAAGAAAAGGATATTCTGCTAGATCCAATGCAGTATTATTTAAATAATCCCTGAAATTAGGATAGTTTTCCCAATCCCAAACTCTTTCGTCTGCAAGAAAACAAACAGCTGTCAATGCATCATTAAGATCGGGCTCGTTAAAAATGCTATATTTAATTCCATTTTTCTCAAGTTGATGAACAATATTATCCAATGAACCTATATAGGGATCCTGCTCTTCTCTTGTATTACCAATGACTTTTGAATTCGTAGTCCCACCATTCAGTATGATCCAGGTTTTATCATTTGTTAAAAAACTAATGAGATCATACTCGGCTGGGTTATAATATCGAAAGGCATATTCCAATGCTGCATGACCTGCTTGTATCGCCTGCTGAATAGGAGATATATTATAAGAAACAAAAAAATACATTCTATATTTCATCATATCATCCTAATAAATCGTCAATACCTATATTTGTTTATCCACATATATTTTCTCATGATAGAGATTTTAATTCTTCCTCGAGCTTTTCAACTTTTTGTTTTGCTAAAAGAGCTTCTTTTTGATCTGATAGTTGTCTAACTTTAATTTCAGCTTTTTCCTGTTCCCTCTTTGCCCAATAAAGTTGTTTTGAAATTTCTTCTTTTTTCCTTTTTAAAGCTGCTTTCTTTACCCGATCTTCTTCCTGAAGAACCTGTATTACTGAAACCTTTAAAACGAGAATATCCGGGGTTCCATACTCTGGATAATTTGTAGCCCAAAACGAAACCTGAGTTCTTGCCGGACCAATTTTGGGATAGATCCTGGCTTTTTTTAATTCATTTACCCAGTTAGATCCATAGCCGCCATATCCTTTATTGCGGAAATATTGTCCTTGCTTATTTCGAACAACATATAATTCAAGCTCTTCCATACTGATTATTTTTACAAATATACAAAAAAAACCCGAGATAAAAAAATATCCCGGGTGTTAAATTTTGGTTAAAAGTAAAAGTTATACTAATACGACATTAACTGCATTTAAACCTTTCTTTCCTTCTACGAGATCAAATTCTACTTCATCATTTTCTCGTAAGGTGTTTTCCTTAACGCCAGAAATATGAACAAAGTATTCTTTTCCAGTTCCGGTTTCTTTGATGAATCCAAAACCTTTAGTCTCGTTGAAAAATTTTACTGTTCCGTTTTTACTCATGATAATATTTATTGATTAATTTATTGATAATAGGCTTATGCCTGTATATCCTTTTTATTTTTTCCCAGTTTTGCTATTCTCATTTTTTCTTTTGTCTCGTCTGATCGAATTTTTCCTCTATTTTTACCTAATAATGCTTTCCTTAATTTTTCTTTTTTCTCTTCAGAACATGGTCTATTCTTATTTAATCCTTTATTAGATTGGCTTATTTTTCTTTTTGTTTCTTCCGACCTTATTTCCCCAATATGTTTGCCTATTGATGATTTAGAAATCTTTTGCTTGTGTTCTTCCGATAATATCCTCCCTTTATTTTTACCTATCGAAGATGAAATCATTTTTTGTTTGGTTTCTTCTGAATGATGGCATCCCCTTGTAGAAAAACCATTTCTCTTATTCGGCAAAAATCTATTATATCCATTAGGTTCTAAAGTATTATATTTCAAAATAAATTTAGCTTCTATTTCAAATAAATCTTTTTGATCCCTTTCAATAGATATTATTTCTTTTATAAAATTTTCTTTTCCGAATATTTTATAATCCCGCTGAAGATATTTACTTGAGCCCCAATAGTTATCATTCTCTATTTTATCCTTGTAACATACCCGGCTTCCTATATATTTTTTATTTAGAATTTTATTAGTAATAGAGTAGATATAAAAAATAGGGTTTTTTTCCATAGTATGATTATATTTATCTTATATCATACTTTACCTTGCTTAATTGATAATAAAAAGGATCCCGGATTTCCCGGGGTCCTTAGTATCCATGTTAGATTTCGATACGGTTAATTGCATCGATAACTTCGTTGATGTTCATTTCCAAGTGAGGTATCTTTTCATAGATGTCTGCAGAGTATCCGAAGAGACGGAATACCTTGTTTCCAGCCTTAGCCATTGTTGGGCCGTAGCCTACAATGTTAATGAAGTAAACGTATGGAGTTCCATACTTTCCAGAATACCTCTTGTAGGTATCTTCGAAAGAATCTGCACCCTGTTCGTCGGTGATGATAAGAATCCTGTCGTATCCACCTCCAACTCTTTCGAGTTCAGGAAGAATAGATGAATAAACAGTACCATGACCGCATTCTCCGATATGACGAGCAAAACTCTTCTTAAGAGTGTTGATGGCATCATTTGGATTCCAGCCCTTAATAGCTGCGCAAGATGTTCCGAAATGGTAGACGTCTCCGCCGGTACCCTTAGCAAAAGTTGCTGCGATAAGAGCTGCCTTATCAACTGGGCGAGAGTTGCTTGGCTTGCCATCAATCTTGATTCCACCGCCCCATCCGCCTTCCATAGAACCTGAAGTGTCAAAGACAACTGCAGTCTTTCCTTCTGGAAGAAGCTGAGAAAGGTTAGGGATTGACTTTTCATAAGCTTCATCGAGAGCTGCTGCAATCTTCTGGAGCTGACGACCATTGAATTCGATTAACATTACTTCGAGAGCAAGGTCAATCTGGTGAGGCCAAACAAGTGACTTGCGGATGAAATTCTGGTCGACAAGAAGTTCGCACGCCTTGTCAAGGAGAACTGTATCGTTAGTCTTAAGAATATTCCTGATGTTACGAAGAAGTGCAAGGTAACCAATCTTCTTGGTTTCGATGAGTTCCTTGTAGTTTTCAGTCTTAGCTTCGTTAAGCTGAGCTGCTGCCTGTTCCTGAGTGATTTCTCCGCTCTTAACCTTTTCAGCTACAACCTTACCAGCTTCAGTATTCTTATCTTCAACGGTGTTGAACTGCTTAAGAATTCCGAGTACGAGAGCACGGAGTGCAGGAACCTGGACTTCGCCCTTTTCGTTCTTCTGGTATTCCTTGCCAACGAACTTTGTTCCAGCAGTTGCCTTGAGGTAATCCTGTTCAGGAATATAGATGAAACCATTCTTAGGAGTTTCAACTGGGTGAACAAGGTTGACAATGTCAACAAGTGATACACCCCTATTCTTCATCTGGTACTTAGCAAGTTCGTAAGTGTCAGCATGTTCAAGAGCATCCTTGAATCCCTTCTTGAGGGAGTTAGGAAGAGATGCTTCCTGGCCATTCTTTGCAAAATATGCTGCAAGGATTTCAGCCATATCGTCAAGCCTCCAGATAATTCCGCCACGTTCTGCTTTCTTGTCCCTCTTGGTGAAGAACTTCTTAGCAAGTGGGTCCCCCTGAAGGTGAGGAATCATTTCAACTGCACCGAAGTGAGTAACGGAACGCTGTCCAAAAATAGTACGAGCGTAAATAAGTGCCTTAGCTGCGAAAAGCTTGTTAACCTTTGCAACCTTGTCGAGAACATCACGGAACCTCTTTTCACGTTCAGTTTCCTTTTCGTAAAAGTTGTTACCCATACCCGTTGCGAGGATACCGATAAGTTCCGCTTCTGGACGCTGGGTGTAACCCTGTCCGCCCTGGTGAGTAGTAGTCTTTTCAACTCCACTCTTCTGATCTTCGAGAGAAATTTCCCTCTTGGTGTTGTACTTTGCCATAATTGACCTCCTTTACTATTAATTATTTAATTAAAGAAATTTCAAATAAAAATCTGACCAACTCCCTCACGTCTTTTATTGGAGTTAACAGCTTAATGTTACCAGCTGGGCAGGCTGCTGGGTCGCTTTTCTTAGTTACCTGCTGAAAGATAGAACGTAGGTTTCCCTTTTGCAACTTCTGCTCTCCATCACTAATTCAAGCGAACGGTACCTCTTTCCTATGACGACAGATTTTGGTAACTCTCCCAAGTCAGATCTTTTCAGATTTTGTTATCTGAATAGGTTTCGTTCCATCGAATTTAACTTGATACTTGAACCACTGCTTTCCCGTTGTTCTCATTTCCGGAGTTACTTCATCTTCATGATAGCAATCTTTCCAAAAATCAGCATTCTGAGCATCTTTTCCTTTGTACTCGATAGTCGATAAAACCGTTTCGTTTGTCATTTTAATCTTTTTAAGTTAACAAAAAAAGCCCGATCAACTAAGGGTTTCTCGGGCTTGCATATAAATTAAAAATTAAAAAAGTATGCAAATTAATGTTGAGAAACCTGAAAAGAGCGTTTTTCAAATTGCCATCGAAGTAACTCTTTTCTTACTACAACTAAAAATTCTTTGTTAGTTTCTATAGAGCAAATATAATTAAAAGTTCTATAGAAAAAAATATTTTCTTGTTAAAAAATTGTTAAATTTTATTTATATATAAAATTCAAATTCATTCATATCTGGACTTATCGTCGAGCTTTTTATATTCCTCATCGACACAATCCTTAATTTCTTTAGGTAAATATTGCCAAAAATATGTATTAGCCCCCTGCCAAAGATTATGAGATTCAAGAAGTCTTCTTCGATCTTCTAAAGACATCTCCTGCCAGAATTTTTCTGATCCAGAGGGTTTTAATATTTTTTCAAAAAGAGACATTATTCAATATGAAAAATATCTTTAATAACTTTCTTAAAAGAAGTTTTTGGAAGAGCCCCTGCTATCATTTGGGTTTTACCTTCTATAGGAACAAAAAGAAGGGCAGGTATGCTTCTAATATTAAATGCACCAGCTAATTCATGACTCTCATCTACATTTACTTTATAGATGTCTACTTTTCCTTCAAATTCTTTAGATAGATCTTCTAATATTGGAGCAATAGTCTTGCAAGGGCCGCACCAATCAGCATAAAAATCAATTATTGTGGGTTTTGTTACCTTAAATTCGGATTCGCTTTCAAAATTAAAAACTTTCTCTTTGAAAGTTTCAGTAGTTAAATATTCCATACGTAGTTTATTTATTTTATTTATTCTTTGTATGGCTTATTTTATTGAAGTTTTAATAAAAAATTGTGATTGCGGCGGGGGTCGAACCCGCGTATAAGGTTTTAGAGACCTCTGTTCTAACCACTGAACTACACAACCAAAATAGCATGGACATCATGTCTATGATAATGTCCATGCTTGTTATTACCATCCTGCCTGTTCTCTCCGTATTTCATCCTCTATCTCCTGACGCCTTTTTTTACGAAGTTCTTCCGTAGTTAACTTTTTTTCTTCTTCAAGGATTTCTCGCTCTTCCTCTGCAAGCTCTTGTTCGAGCTCCCTTTTTTTGAAATCACTTTTGTAACTCATCTGATAATTTGTTATAAGTTTCAATAGTTTTACTTACCTGAGGTAGAAAGTTTTTAATAGAGTTTTCCTTAGATGACTTTAGTTCAATTTGTTCTAAAGATTTTCCTCTCATTAAACCATAAGCAGCAAACATGATTCTTAATTTTTCTCTGTTAGCCCTGTGTTTCATGGCAGCTACCCAAGGTTCCATTGTTCTTTCCCCTTTGATGTAAACTGTCTTTCTCTGATTTCTTAAAAATTTCTGCTCTTCAGAAAGTTTTTTAATATCGCTTTTTAAAGCGTTAATTGCAATTTTATTGATAGTTAAAGTTTCCATGATTATTATTTTATTTGAGTTAAAAAATTAAAGTTGACCTGATTGATGTCCAAATGTCCATATTTTATGTCCATTTAATGTCTAAATAAAATAATTCATGGTTAAGGCGGTCTAATAATCTAGTGTTCCATAGTTCAAAAATTTTAATTTAAATATACAAAAAATCTCATTACCCTTGCGTTAAAGACCCGTTAAATTCACGGAGTGCCAAAGGTAAATGAGAACATAATTTCATAGTTCTTTCAGATGGTTCAACACAAACAGCAGTAACCTGATTATCTAAATCGGGTTCAGCAAAGACTGTATGGTTAAGACCATAAATCTGAAATTTTTGAATAAATCTTTTGAGTTCTTGCTCGTCTTGTACAGATAAGAAAATGAGATAATTGGAATTTATATTCCATTCTCGAGCAATAGAAGAATGTTGATGCTGGAAATCAATTGCCGCATGAGCAGCTTGTACAGCCTGAATTCCTGGGGCTAAATCTCGTCTTGTAATGACGATAAGTTTTGAATGAATCTAGTAATAAAATGGTTTTTTCATAATTTTGTTTTTTAATTAAAAATATCCCTTAAATAATATATATCTTCCGATAATTATGCCGATCCTTATTTATCGACAAAATGTCATAAAATAAAAAAGAAGGGGCTAAATTGACGATAGCCCCTTCTTAATCAATTATTCAGTTTTTGAAGTCCCCTTCATCTTCTTATAAACGAAAATAAGTTTTGTTAAATGTAGGTTAAAAGATTAAGGACATGTTGGTTATAAA